TTAATTTTCTTTTCTTTTCACCACTTCATAAAGCTGAAAAAGTTTATCTTTCTCGGCTTTCTCAAGCTCAAGAATCCTGAGAATTAATTGATGTTCTTCGTGATCTTTTTTCATCAACTCCTGTACTATTTTGGCAGCATCACCATTAACATTAACGCTGTTTCCATTGCCTCCTACGGTTACGTTTTTTTCTCCACCATTACTATTAACACTACTATTAGAACCTCCATTTAAAATACCGCTCTCCTTAATAAGCTCCATCAAAGCATCGTATTTTCTTGCTTTATCTGCAAATTCTGTCAATTCAGCATTCTCTTCTCCGAAGAAATAGGATAGGGGCTTTTTTGTGGTCTCCGCAATTTGCGGAAGATACTTTTCAGGATTCTTTATAAAGCCGCTTTCGATCTTCTGAATCGTGTTAGATGCTTGTCCCATCTGACGGGAAAGCTCTGCCTGCGACCACCCTAGATCCTCTCGGACAGCTTTGATGCGGGCGATAATTTTTTGATGTGAGGCCATGGTTAAAGGATTAAAATTAAAAGTTATACCGTTTTCGCTTCAAAGTTTATTCCATCTCGGGTTCAATGTCAAGACAAATTACTATTTTTCACTAAAACCTATACTATTTTTTCTTGACTTCCTATTCCATAACGATATAATGGACAGTGAAAAAACGGTATAGGCCGTAGTAAAAGCCCCTAGGGCAAAAAATTTTACCTCTAATTATTCCAAAATGGTATCACAAACGAGTAAAAAAACAGGCAGACCGTACAGCACACCCGAAAAAACTCGACAGGAAATGTGGGAGTTATGGCTCAAGGGCTACACATATAAGGAACTAGCTGAGAAGTATGAAATGTATCGTCAAAAAACTCGCACTATCATTCTCGGATTCTCACCTGCTTTAGAGGATTTCAAAAAACATGATGAGAATCGAAGGATTCGTGAAGCGGCACAAAAACTTAACTCTTAAATTTAACAATGAACAATGTCCCAAGAATCAGCGGAAAAATTAACGGTGGAAGAGCGAGAAGTGGTGGATTTTTTCAAGGGACTGATTCCTATTTTAGAGGACGCGTTTGCCGACCTAGAGAGGAGAAACCTCCTTGATGAGGAATTCTTCCTCACTAAAAAAAACTCTTAATTTTTGCCCTATATGGAAACTGTACAAATCTTATCGGACGAATGGTGCTTCCAGCTGGTGGTAGTAATGATCTACTTCAGTGGATTCTGCTTCATGCTCTGTGCGATGGAAGTGGCAGTTTGCGTATACGCGGAGATCCGTGGCGAGTACACAGACCTCCCGACCCAAAGGGACATTCACCGCCTCTTCCTCTGGTTCAGGCGGAAAAAAAGACGGAAACAATACCGACAAGGTGTTTCAAAAATATTTTCATAATTTAACCCAAATTGCCATGAGCAAAAAAACTACAGCCTTAAAGGCGACCAAGGCAATAGCGGTCGCAAACCCGCAGATGATCTGGCAAGAGAATAAAGCTCTTGAGGAGATTAAGAAAATCTACGGAAAAGACCTGACCGAGGGAGAGTTCACAACACTCTGCCAAATCGGACAGGCAACGGGACTCAACCCTTTTCTCCGCGAAATATGGGCGGTGAAATACGGAAACAATCCCGCCAGCATATTCATCGGGCGTGACGGCTACCGCAAAGCCGCACAAAGAAACCCCGAATACGATTACCATTTAACGGATGCGGTATACCAAAAAGATGACTTCAAAGTGGAAAACGGTGAAGTCAAACACTCTTATCCCGTCACAGATCGAGGCGATCTGATCGGAGCATATTGTGTCGTCAAAAGAAAGAGTGCCACCAAGGCAACCTTCACATTCATTGAATTCAAGGAGTATTACCAAGGAAACAAGGATGAAGACGGTAAGGTCAAAAAGAAATATGACCGCTTCAAAAAGCAATACGTCGACATGGGAGAAACCCTGTGGGACTCAAAGCCTGCCACGATGATCAAAAAAGTGGCTGAGGCTCAAGGACTACGCATGGCATTTCAATCTATGTTTGCGGGAACTTATGCCGAAGATGAGCAATGGGAAGACGAGTTGGAATACCAAGAAACCGAGGTAAGTACTGAATCAGGAGAAACGGTTAAGCTTCCCGATCCCAAGGTGGAAAAGAAAATCCAACCAAAAACAGGCGAAGAACTGCACAAAGTTTGGAATGAACTTTGGGAACTTTATATGGAAAAGCTTCCCACCGAAGCGAATGGAGATGGAGAACTCAAGTATACTCCTGAGAAATCCGAAGCTACTCGCCGACTTACCATGCAAAAGCTTTGCGATAAAAAAAGCTCCACTGATCTCACTGAAAAAGAGGCAAAGGAGTTTATTAAACGATGCAAAGCCAAAATCAAAGAACTCAAAGAGCTTCCCGATCCGTCTAAAGAACAAGAAGCTCAAGAGTCGCAAGTGTAAACACCTGCAAAGGCAGGATAGCAGAATTTAACTATTTCTACCATGAAAGAAACTATCAAATCACATCGTCGCTACGACGAAAAAGATTACCAACGCCTAAATTCAAAAGGATATGGCGATCAAGAAATTATAGATATTTGGAATAAGGATATCCTGAATGACTTTATGTGGCTGGGACATTTCTATCCCAAGGTAGTCGAAAAATTTACTAATCAATCTAACCCCAGTAACAATGCTTAAAACATCTGAATTTGTAAGCCCCATGCATCCTGACAAACTCTGCGATCGCATCTCTGATGCAATCCTCGACGCTTGTTTGGAGCAAGACCCAAGCACTCGGTGTGCGGTTGAGACCATGGGCGGACACGATCAAATCTTCGTCACTGGAGAGCTTACAACCAAAGCCGAAATTGATGTTGAAAAGATCGCACAAGAAATCATCGGCAAACCGATCAAGATTTCATCAAATATAGTAAGACAATCGCCTGAAATTGCTCAGGGAGTTGATAAAGGCGGAGCTGGAGATCAAGGAATCATGATTGGCTATGCTTGCCGAGAAAACGAAGCACAAATCCCGCAAGAACACTACCTTGCCCGAAGCTTGTGCCGATATCTTTACGAACTTCATCCCGATGACGGCAAAACTCAAATTTCACTCAACGAAGAAGGAGAAGTAGCCGTTGTGGTCGCTTCATGGCGAGGAGTAACGCACAAAACACTTTACGATGAAGTGGTCGAATGGCAGGAGAAAAACAATCTTAAATTCGCCAAAGGAACACAGATTGTTTTGAACGCCGCAGGAGATTGGGAACAAGGAGGCTTTGATGCCGACACGGGACTCACAGGTCGCAAGATTGTTGTGGATGCCTACGGCTCAAGAATACCAGTCGGAGGCGGAGCTTTCTCAGGAAAAGATGCTACCAAGGTGGATCGTTCGGCGGCTTACCGAGCGAGACAGTTTGCTCTTTACCTCCTGAAATACAACGATGTGAGGGATGTACTTGTGCAAGTAGCGTACTCCATTGGAGAGCCTCACCCCATACAGGTGACTGCATTTTTCAACTGTGATCCCGAGAGAGCCACAGATCTCACTGAAAAATACAAAGAACTGTTTACCCCTGCTTGCATAAAGCAGGAACTTTCCCTAGATAAACCGATTTTTGAAGAGACTGCCAAGTGGGGTCACTTCGGAAACGGTTTTGCGTGGGATAAACCATTATCAATTTAATTTTTACTACCATGAAAAATATTCTAAACGAATCGCAAATAGCGAACTTCGCTGTCCGACATCTATCAATGTCGGCCATCCGAACCTACCTTACTGACCGACAATCGTTTTTCAGACGATACGTCAGGCTCGAATTTGAAGAAAAAGAAAGCCCTGCACTTATCGAAGGGAAAGCCGTACACGCTGTGCTTGAAGGCTATTGGAAAGCCAAAAAAGAAGGACAGGACTTTGACTGGGAATCTGCCATTGATGAGCAGGAACGTATCATCTCGGCCAAGGATCGAGAAGATCGAATTGACTGGGGTAAATCGGGAAATCTTGAAAAATCTCAAAAAAATCTCCGTCAGGCGATCGAATTTTACCGAGAATCACCACCTGAATATGGAGAGATTGTGTCGGTGGAAGATGAGTTTTTATCGGATTTTGAGGATTTAGATGGCAACACCATGCCAATTCCACTCAAAGGATTTTGCGACCTGATCGTCAAAGACGGTGAGGATTACGTAATTGTGGATCATAAAACCGTAGCACTGGTCAAACAGCAGGACGAACCAGCCCCAGTCTTTGAGCTACAGGCGGCCGCTTACTGGTTCTTGGTACGTAAAGAATACGGTGTAAATCCGAAGAGAATGATCTTTGACCAGATCAAGAAGACCAAAAATCGCGATGGAAGTCCGCAAATAACTCCGTATGTGGTCGAATATACGCCAGATATCCTGCTCCGATTCATTGAGATTTACACCCGTATGATCCGAGAATTGGCGGGAATACCACTCTTTGATCAGGAGACTGGCGTGATGCAGTTCTTACCGAATCCGTTTGCCATGTTTGGCTGGGAAGAAGCGTGGGAGGATTTTTGTGAAGAGGTACAAAGCGGAAAGGAATGGAACATGAGCGAGATCAAGGTCATTCAAGAGAATCGATACTCTGTCGAAGGGGCGGAGGCTTTAGATATTTAACTTTAAAAAATAAATGGCAAGACCTCAAAAAAATAATGCGGACTACTTTCCCCACGATAACAATATGTGGGGAGATAGAAAGATGTCTGCATTGCGTAATAAATTCGGCCTTACGGGATATGCTGTTTGGAATCTCCTGCTTGAAACACTCTGTGAAAGCGAGAATTTTGAGACAGATTATAACGACTGTGAGGTCGAAATATTGGCCAATTTTTGGGGACTTAAAACTTCGCAGCTTAAAGAAATATTCGAGCAGATGGAAACACTTGGTTTTATCAAAATTGATAATGGCAAATTGTGGTCGGATAAGCTCAAAGCTCGTATGCAACCCGTTCTTGATGAACGTGCTCGTAAAAGAAAGTGGTCGCGTAAACGATGGCAAAAAGACGGAAATAGCGAGGAAGTAGACGTCGATAATGAAGTTTTAGACGACGACAATCCGTCTAATAGCGAGGAGTCGACCGCGTCTTCCATCCTAAAGGAAAGTAAAGAAAACAAGAGTAAAGAAAAGGAAAGTAAATCAAAGAAAAGTAAAAAAGAGAGTAAGGGAATTTCTAACGAAATTCTCACCCCCTCAAAAAAAGCTAGAAAATTTTTCAAAGAAATTGAGGAATTGAAGCTTTCTGACAACGATGAACGCCAAAAGTTTTACAACTATTGGACGGAAAAAAATAAATCAGGAACGAAGGAACGCTGGGAAATGGAAAAAACGTTTGATGTCGATCGTCGCTGGAAAACGTGGCAAAACAATGCTCAAAAATTTAATCAATCTGACTATGGAAAAAGTCAATCCAACCGTGGCCGTTCGGGACACGTTAGTACGGAAGGACACGCCGACTTGGTCGTGTAACAACTGTCGCGATGCTGGATTTTCTAGCGGATCGATTAGTTACCACGCTTTCGGCACATCCGACAAATATTTCTGCAATGAATGCGAGAAGGGAAAGAAAATGTTTGAATCTTGGACGAAAGAACCCGAGCAACAAGAGTATTTTCGTAAATGGAAGCAGGAAAAAATTGAACGCTCAATGCGTTTGTCGGGTGTGGGAAACCACTTTAAAAATAAAAAGCTCGATGATCTCAAAGTAAATGAGAAGCTCTACGCAGAGTGCGTTCGCTACGCAAAGAACTGGAAAGAAATGAAGGAGAAGGGCTTCGGTTTCTTCTTTTGGGGAAATGTGGGAGCAGGAAAAACTCATGCTGCTGCAGCAATGGCAAACCATCTTATGCGTGAAAAGCTCGTAGAAGTTTTATTTCTCAACATGCCGTCCACGGTGACGCGAGTAAAAAAAACTTTCGATTCTCCCGTGAAGAATGAAGACAAAAAGATTTTTGATCGAATGAAAGACGTGGAGTTGCTTATTATTGATGATCTAGGTGTGGAAAAACTCTCAGATTGGCTCTCAGACCAGTTCTATCAAATCATCGACCATCGTTGGCAAAACCACAAGCCGATGATCATTACATCTAACCAGTCTCTCGACGATCTTGGAGCATATTACAAACCGCAGGTGATCTCTCGAATTTGGGGATGTTGCAAATCCATCAAATTCACAGAGGAAGACCGCAGAAAGCAAGCTACACTATTTTAATTTTCTATGGCAATGATACGACTGAATGGCAGAAACAAATTCGGGAATCGACACGTGAAAGTCGATGGAATCCGCTTTGACAGCGTGAAAGAGGCTCGACGTTACAACGAGCTAAAACTCCTCGAACGAGCGGGAGAGATTAAAAAGCTCGAATTACAGCCCCGATTTGTCCTGCAGGAGTCATTCAAACGGGATGGAAAAACCCACCGAAAAATCGAATATGTGGCGGACTTTCGCTACATCGAGGGCGGAAAAACGATCGTGGAGGACGTGAAGTCATCAATTACCCGTAAACATCCCGTCTATGCTCTCAAAAAAAAGCTTCTTCTCAAACAAAACCCAAACATAAACTTTTTAGAAACTTAACCCCTCATCTATGACCAACGATCAAAATCGCCTCGAAGAGGCAAAGGCAAAAACCCATGAGATTAGCCAACTGCTGGCGGAACTCAACTCCTTCATTCAATCAGCTGAGGGAATCAGCCCTCTCATGCAACGAATGCTTGAAGAAAAGATTGATGAAGTATTGGCAAAAACAGTCCAACTTTTAAGAATAACAAAATCAAAATAATGGGAAAGAAACCAAGAACACTTCGCGGCAATTACATCCTCTTTCGATACGTTATCGAAGGAGAAGCTCCTATTATCGAACTCAAGGATCGAAACGGGAAGTTTTGGTATTGCAAGCTGGTGGATGGAGTGTTCAAGGTTACAAGCGTTACTTCCAAATCGCTCTTTGATGAAATGCCGCCCGACCTTGAAAATCCGTAGTATCACGCTACAATAAAAGTACATTTCGCAACCCTAGAGTCTTAAAGACCATTTCAATTCGTCCCGCGAGGGCGAACTCTGAATGGTCTATTTTTTAATCTAACAACCCTATGAAAATTCAATACGTACCCATCGAAGATCTGCAATTCGCAGACTATAACCCGAGAGCTGCTACAAAGAAAGAAGCGGCAGAACTCAAAAAATCGCTTGAGCGGTTCGGATTCGTTGAGCCTGTTGTGGTGAACTCCGACCCAAAGCGAAAAAACATCATCATCGGCGGACACTTCCGAGTGAGGACTGCCAAAGACCTCGGGATAAAAGAAGTGCCAGTTCATTACGTGAAAATCTCCGAAGAGAAAAAAGAACGTGAGCTTAATCTTCGTTTAAATAAAAACCTCGGACACTGGGATGCAGAGCTTCTTGTGGAGTTTGATGAAAACATGCTTCTTGATGTCGGTTTCGAATCGGGAGAACTGGATGCTATGTTTGCCGACCTCAAACTAGATGAGGATAACGACAAAGACGATGAAGTTCCTGAAGTGGCCGAAGAGTCAAGCACTCAAATCGGGGAAATTTGGAAACTCGGCCGACATCGAATCATGTGCGGAGACGCAACCAACCCCGAGCATATCAAAAAGCTCATGGATGGACAGCAAGCCGACGTGGTGTTTACTGATCCACCGTACAACGTGAACTACAAAGGACATGGAAAAAAGACGAGCAACGGGATTGCCAACGATAACATGGCCGACTCAGCCTTTGGAAAATTTCTCGAAAAGGTTTTCAAAAACTATGTGGAAGCAGTCAAGGCAGGTGCGGGACTGTATGTCTTCCATAGCTCCTCATCTCAGGCTCAATTTGAATATGCCATTGAAAAAGCAGGTATGGAAGTAAAGAACCAGCTCATTTGGAATAAACCTGCGGCCGCTCTCGGCTGGGGTGATTATCGGTGGAAACATGAGCCTTTCTTTTACTGTGCGGTGAAAGGAAAAAAGGTGCAGTTCTACGGAGACCGCAAACACTCGACTGTTTGGGATTTTCAAAAGACCGACGCACAGCTCTTTGCGTGGGCACAGAAGATGAAGCGAGCTGAGGAGCAGGGCAAGACCACGGTATGGAGTATGGCACGCGATAAGGTCGGAGAATACGTCCATCCAACCCAAAAACCAGTGGAATTGATCGTTTACGCACTCAGAAATAGCAGTAAATCAGGTGATTTGGTCTTGGACTTTTTCATGGGGTCAGGGTCAACACTCATCGCTGCTGAGAAGTCCGAACGCTCCTGTTTTGGTCTCGAGCTAGACCCTAAATACGTGGATGTAATCATAAAACGCTGGGAAGACTACACAGGAGAAAAGGCAGAAAAACTGACCTAACTTCTCTCACTTCTCACACGGGAAGCTCCCTTTACTTGTTGCACTTGTTACACGGGAGCACCCCATCAACTAAATAAATTCTATGCAAGGAAAAAAAGGTACAAAACGGGATAAAAAGAAGTTCTTGGAGGCACTAAAACGCCGCCATGGAATCGTTACGCTCGCGTGTAAAGACGTGGGCATTTCGAGTATGACCTTTTATCGCTGGCAAAAAGCCGATACCGACTTCATGCAGGAGTCCGAGGAAATCCGCGACATTGAGATCGGGATCATTGCTGAAGACCGCCTTGCCGAAGCAATTATCGTAAACAAAGACATGGCGATGGTGCGTTTTTACTTGCAATCACGCTCGGCAAAGTACACGCCGAAGCTTCAAACCGAAGTGTCCGACCCGACACAGGAACTTGCCAAATTACTATCACTCGACGATGAGAATAAGTCTAAATAAAACATTTAAGGCGTTAGACGCGTTCGGGCAAAACTACTTCAAACGCCCGTTTGCGAACTACCAAAGCGAAATCGCTCGCGAGATTATTCGCACGATTTTCAAAAAAGGTGGTGCGGAGGTGTTTATCGAGGTGTCCCGTCAAGCAGGTAAAACCACAGCGGTGGTTGATACACTGGCGTTCGTGATGACATTTGCACACCACTTTTTTCCAATGCCTCTTTCGGTAGGGATATTTGCCCCACAAAAGGAGCAGGCAAAAACAGACTTTGATCGCCTCAAAGAAAATCTGCGGGTATTGCAGGAGCTGTACCGTTTGCAGTTTGAGGAAGCCAACGGCACAACGCTCAAGCTCGGGAATGGAAACACGATTTATTGTTTCTCATTGTCACCAACCTCACACCTTGAGAGTAAAACGCTTCACCTTGCCATCATCGAGGAGGCTCAAAAGATCGACGACGAGAAGGCAAAGAACGAGGTCTTCCCAATGCTTGCCTCGACCAATGGAAGCAAAATCTTTATTGGCTCAGGTGGTTATCAGCTCTGCGACTTTTATCGCGGGATTGAGAACGGGAAAAATGTATTCCGCTTTGACTATGAGCAAGTGATCGCCGACAAAGAGAAACTGTACCGAAAAACAAAAAACCCGCTCCATAAAAAGTACAAGGAGTTTGTGGAGGGAGAGAAAGAACGCTACCGCGAGGACTCGGACTACTTCCAAACGCAGTACGCCCTCAACTGGAAGATCGGGCGTGGAATGCTGATCACCAAGTCGGAGCTTGAAAAATTGCGGGGCGATTACGAATTGCCGACCGCTTACGATAAGCCAGTGTACGCAGGGTGGGACGTGGCCAAGGAGGAAGACGAAAGCGTGTTGACCGTTGTGGGTTGGGACGAGGAACTCAAGAAGTTCAAAATCCTGCAATGGCTGGCAATGCGTGGCGACGATTACACCGACCAAGTGGAGATCGTGCAAAAGGAACTTTCAAAATACAAACGTGTGATGAAGGTCTGCATTGATGCTACTGGTGTGGGCGACCCTGTCGTGGACAACTTCAAACGCTCAACGAGGCTACGTACTGAACCAGTCAAGTTCACGCTCCAAAGTAAGGACAACCTCTACAAAAACCTGATCAAGATTCTGCGGGATGAAGAACTGGTGTATCCAAGCGATCACAAACTCGCTCCCAAGTTTGAAATGCAAATGCTCGAGATGATCAAGGAGTACAAGGGAGAGTTCTTGTCGTGCCACCACCCCGACCGAGCAGGAGCACACGACGATTTCCCCGACTCGCTGGCTCTCGCCCTTTATCAGGCTCGCAAGATCACCAATCTTGAAATCAACCGAGGCGACCTCGGACTTTAATAATTTTTTAACTTTTTACTCATGCAAAATCAATTTCCCAGCAACGAAGACTTCGCCCGTGTGGCACGTTTGAATAACTTTTACAACGTATTCAAGGGACTGCACAGCAAGGTTTTCAAGCTCAAAAGCTACTTTGAGGAAGATCAAAAGAAACGCACGCTTTTGTATCTCGCCTACAACGTCGGGCAGATCGTGTCGCTTACCTCGGCGGACTTTCTTTTCGGCGAACAGCTCAAAATCCAAACAAACGAGGACGATTCTAAAAAGCCCATTGAGGGCAAGATCAATAAGATCATCCAAGAAAACTACCTTGACGAGAAGCTTTATCAAAGCTCGGTGATCCAAGATGTGGCGGGCTTTACCGTCTTTTTGGTAAGGCAGAAGGACAAGGAAGCGATTATCGAGGAAATTCCCTACGACAACTATTTCCCCGACTTCTCAGGAGTGAGGCTTGGCGAGGAATCACAAAAGGTCGTGATTGCTTCTTACGTGGACATTGTGAACCCAAAGAATAATAAAAAAGAAACTTTCCTCTACAAACAAATTCACAGCGTGGGCAAAATCGAACACGAACTTTGGACGACCACCACCGACATGAAACAGTCGGAAAAAGTGGAGCTGGCAATCTACAGTTCCGATTTACCAGAAGAAGAAACGACCGATCTGGACTACATCCCAGTCTTTCAAATAGATAATTTCAAAACAGTCAAGGAACGCTTCGGTATCTCTGCCTACGAAAGCGTGATGAACCTCTTTGAGGAACTGAACGACCGTATCACTCAAATCTCGGTACAACTTATCAAGCACCTCAATGCCAAGGTGGCAGTCGGTGAAGGAATTTTGACCAAAAAGGGAGAGATTGATAGCGATCAGGAGCTTTTTCTCGTGGAAAAGGGTGATATCGTGCCGCAGTACATCACCAATTCAAACGCTCTTATTGAGGAAGGCTTCAAGCAGATTGAGGGAATCCTCAGGCAGATCTGCACAGTCACACAGACCCCGACTTCTTTTCTCGGACTGGATGATCAAGGCGGTGCTGAGAAAGTAGAGACAGTCAAAATTCGTATGGCTTCATTTCTCAAGAAGATCAAGCGAAAGCAAAGAAGCTACGAGGCAAAGCTCGTGGACATTCTTAAAACAGCCCTCTTTTTTGAAGGCACAAAGAAGTTTCCCGATGGCGTGGACATCAAGTTTACGTGGGATTATGGGCTACCTCGTGACCTGCTCACAGAAGCTCAAACTCATCAAATTCTCGTGGAGAGCGGGATTGAAAGTATTGAGACCGCCATCCGCGAACTCAAAGACCTTGATGGAGAGTCCCTTGTTCAGGAGCTTGAGCGGATCAAAAACCAACTGGCAGAAGAAAAACAAACGCCAGATATTGAACTTTAACCTTTTAAATCATGAATAGCTACAACACCCATCCAAACCCGTACAAAAAACACCTCTCATCCGAGGAGGTTCTCAAAAAGCGGCTCGAGAATCTCGATCAAAACCTGTGGCGGTATGCCAAGATTTTCCTGATCCTAAACCTCGCCGTACTTTTCTTTTTATTTACGGTCATTGTGACTTGTCGTTTTGCATTTTTAATCTTCTAAATTTATGCCAGTCATAGCACCACCGCCAGCACCACGCCTACTCAATGCGTATCGCAAGGCGGCAAAAGAACTCAGTCAAACCATTTTACAGGCTGATCCAAAAAAGCCCGTTGTTCACCTGCGTCGGGTTGTGCTGGTAGATATCGAGGAGATAACAAAACAGCTCGAAAAAGAGACCCGCATTTGGCTGGAATCGGAAGTGCCGAAGCAGTACAGCGAGGGGTCTTTTCGGGCAATCAGTGATTGTAAAGCACAAGAACTTGTCCTGAAACGAACGGAGTTCGGACAGATTCATAAAGAAGCCATTGAGACCCTTGTTGATGATTTTTACCTTGATTTTGCCAACGGTATCGAGGGCGTGAAGCGTGCGGGACGTGAGTTCATTAGCGAGATGGTCAAGCTCAAAATCAACGAGCGGATCGTGGTCGGGGCGATCAAAGGCGAAGGCGTGTACAAAATCAAGCGAGAGGTGAAAAAACTCGTGGAAAATCGTGGCTTTACCGCCTTGATTGATCGTGGCGGTAAACGCTGGAAAATCGACCGATATGCCGAGATGCTCGTGCGTACGCACATCATCAAAGCCAACAATTCGGGATTTGTGAACCGACTCCTTGAAAATGGGTTGGAATTGGTGGAGATGTCGCACCATGCTTCAGCCTGCCCGATCTGCCAGCCGTACGAAGGCAAAGTGTTTACTCTCACGGGAAAAAATAAGAAATACAGAAAAGCTCCAGATCTACCAATGCACCCAAATTGTAAGCACAGTTTTTTACCTTACATTGAGTAATTTATCCTTTGTAGTTTTTTTCAAGCTATTCTAAATTTTATCTTGTTCAAAAAACAACAATCTCAAAAACCACTAACCCATCTTCATCTAATTTTGCCTGCACATTACCTCCATGCAACTCAACAATTTTTTTAACAATATTAAGACCAATGCCCAAATTTTGTCTTTTTTTGTCATAGCTGCGAGACTTATCTCCTCGATAAAAACGCTCAAAGATAAATTCTAAATTTTTTGGATAA